TGTTACCCTATAAGAATGGTAAGCATCTTCTAATTGCTTTTCAGTATACAGAATCATTTTGCTGTAATACTAAATCTTGTAGTTCTTTACTACGTCTACCCACTTGACCAAACCAACGACTGTCTTCCATTTGTCTAGCCATCTCATTCCAATCATGTTTCCTACAAGCTGCTAACATATTTTTAAATTTAGATAATCTTGTACCACCTAAATTAAAACACATATTAACTATGACTCGTTGTATAGGTTCTGGTAAGTTTTTAAAATCTTCCTCACCTACTACATGTATAGCTTCTAATAAATGTTTATTAAAATCATTATCATAATACATATCTACTACTTCTTGAGAAACAGCAGTACCAACTTCCCAAGAATACTCAGGGTCTTCTGGTTGGCATAGATGTCCAACACCAAGAGTTTTATAACCTAAACTATCCATGTATATTTCTAACACTTCACCTTCGTGTCTTTTTATTTCAGCTTTGCATTGTTCTATGTTCATAATTAATTTACCTTATATTTTTCTATAGCTTTTTGTCTTATTAATTCATTAATTTTGTTTGGGTCTCCTTGAGCTTCTTCATATATAGCAAACCCTATTTGATTATTTAATTCATCTAATGCTGAATCTTCTGGTCTTTCAAATGCTTGAATTTTTTCTCTAGCATATAAAGCAGTTTTTTGTAATCCTCGTTTAATAAATTTAGAATCTCCAACTCTAGAAGCATATATTTGATGTATAATATCATTAGTAGCAGGAGTTTTTCCATCTTGTAAATATCTAATACCACCTTTACTTTCTGGTCCTAGTTTTTGTCTTTGGTTTTTAGATATTAATCCTTCATCTACTAACTGATTAACCATTTCAGCAGCTTCTTGTTCTATTCTTCTTGCATCAACATCTGTCATATCAAGATAATCTCTTAATCTATTTATTATACCACCTTTATTTAATCCAAGTCTAGCCATTTGGTCAGAGTAAGGTGCTCCTGTAAAAGGGTCTACTCTATCTGCTGGGTTTTCTTTAGTGTCAGAAACTTCTGGTCCTGATACTAAACCACCTGTTGAATATAAAGGTATAAAAACTTCTTCTTTTTTTTCTTTAGTTTTTGTTTTTCTAGTTAAACCTAAAACTTTATCAGCTTCTCTAGCAGCAGACTTTATTTCTTTATAAGCTTCAGGATTTGTACTTCTTAATAAAGCAATTCCCGGAACTTCATCAACTGCAAAAGTTAATGGACCTGTCCAGTCATCAAATAATCTTAATATGTCATCAACTGCAGGACCTGTAAATCTTTGAGTAACAGACCTTATAAAATTATCATATTCTAAACCTTTTTGAGTTCTATATAATTGTTCAGTTGGTCCTAATAAACCTGTTCTAACTGCAGCATCTAAAACTTCATCTCCTATATCTTTTTCACCACTTTCAAGGTCTTCTAAATTTTGACCTTTACTTCTTAAAGTATTACCAAACATAGCTATCATTGTCATAGTAGTAACACCTGATAAAACTTGAGGAGTTCCTACAAACTCTTTACCTCTAACATCTTTAGCTACTTCTCTAGCTGCATTTTTTAATACAGTATTACTAAAAGCAGTAGGGAAACCCATTAGACCAAAAGCCCATCTTGTACTAGGCATTGAGTGCCACAAAGGTTTTTGGTTAGCTGCAGCAGTAGGGTTCATAATAACCTCATCTACATATCTTGCAGCACTAGGTAAAAAGTTTTCATCATAAAATTTACCAGAAGCTTTACCTCCAGATTGAACCCATCTTTTACCGGATATTACATCTACACCTAATTCTTTTAATTCGTTAGTAAGTCTTATTTTTCTTTTTGCAGAAATACTTTTATTTGTAGCAAGTTCATGTAAGTTTTCATATATCTTAGCTTTACCAACATTAAAACTTGTAAGCTGTACAAATCTTGTCCAATCATGTAGAAAATTTATTTTAAAGAATTTATTTTGTGCTTGAGTTGCACGTCTTCCAAAACCTTGACCATACATAGCAAGAGACCTGTCTTCTCCAGCTCTATTCATAGCTCTGTTAAATCTGTTTAACTCTTTTAAAGATTCTGGTCTAGCATCTGCAATATCTTTTTTAACTACATCATTCCACCACATCTTTCTGTAGTCTCCTGCAGTTTCCCAGAGTATTCTTATTCCTCCTTTATCTACACCAGACTCTGTTTTACCTTTTTGAAAAGTTTTTTTACCTGCTCCTCTAACTAAAGGAACAGCTACTTCTGATAAACTGGTTATAGTAGCAAGAGGCAGTAAAGCTAATTGATTTCCGACAACAGCAATATCTGATAAAGTTCTACCAATAACATTATCTATTTGTTGAACTTGACCAGTAGTAACTAAGTAAATATCTTCTAATCTTTTGTATTCTTCTGATGTAAGTTTTTTACCTTTAGCAGCTAATTCTTCTTTTATAGGATTAATAAATCTTTTTACAAACTCATCTAAGTCTTCTCCTAGCCCAGCCTTTCTTTGAATAAAACTAGAAGATTGGTGTATATAATCATTTAATAAATTTTCAACATTGTTATCTAAATAATCAACAATATTATTTTCATCTATATTTTTAAGAGTTCTTTCTTTTGTTAAACCGGGAGTACGTTTTGAAAAATATGCTCCTCTGGTAGCTCCTTTACCAATAGTTGCTAATTCAGTATAGCTTTTACCAGTTACTGTAGAAGGATTAATTATTTCTTCTAATAACTCTCTAACTTCATTATTAGTTTTTAAACCTTCTTTAGCTTTTAACTCTTTAACTAACTTACCTTCTATACCTTTATCCAAATTTTTTATTTCAGTCTTAACCTCTCCATAAGAAAAACCTCTAGGTAAATAATTTTTTATTAAACCAATTTCTAAACCTTCTCTCTTTGCATCGTTTCTAATTTCAGTCATTAGTTTTTTAATACTTTGACCGGCTGTTATTACATCGTCTGTTGTTTTATCTGTTAAGTTAAAAGCTTTTTCTAATTTAATTTGTCTTCCATCAACTGTAACAGTTTTCCTACCTGTTCTTAAATAGTAAGCTAATGCATTATTAACATTGTCTGCAATTCTTTGACGTTGAAAAAAACTTTGTCTTTCTGCTTTAGGAGCATCTTTAAATGGAATTTTAAAAAATGAATCTCTTGAACCTAATTTAGGAACTGTAACTGTGCCTTTAGTTTTTAATGGGTCTAAAATAGCTCTTAACTGTTCACTTCTAAAACCTATTAAAGAGTTGACATCTTCATAAAAACTTCTGTTTGAAACTTTTTTAGCTATATCATAATCTTTTGCAGTTATACTTCTAGCTGCATCATATCTAAAATACTTTACAAGTTTGTTAAGTGTAGGAGAAGCTTCCATTTTATCTAATAATAAAGCAGTAGGTTTATTTACAAAACCTGTAAGTTTTCTCATATTAGGCGTAACGTAGTCTACTATAGCATCTTTTTTTTCTATTACTTTATCAATAGTACCTAACTTATAATCTTCGTTACCATCAATTCTTGCAGCTCTTCTATCAGCTATAGATTTATTAAACTTTGTATATCCTGCACCAGCTCCTCTTAAAACAGCAGGAATAGCTGCAGTTACAGCTCCCATGGTTAAACTTTCTTCAGGACTTACTTCTTCTCTTCTATCAGTATTTACATCTGCATGTTGTTTAGTAAAGTTTGCAGTACTACCATAGATAAAACCTTCTGTACTAGCAGCAACAGTTTTAGCATTTTTACTCATAGGAGTTTTTATTTTTTGACCGGGAAGTTTAGCTACTCCTTTAGCAACACCTTCAGCTATTTCTTTATTAGCTAATTTTTTTAAACTAGACTGTACAGCTTTACCAGAAGCTATACGAGCTGCAGCAGAAGTTCCTCCAGTCCAAGGAATAAATAAAGCACTAGCTATCATAGTAGGGTCTGTTATAATTTCTTTAGTAACATTAGCACCTGCACGAACCCATTCACCAAAACCACCTATATCTGCATTATCAAATTTACTACGTAGATACTGATAATCTGTTTTTTGTTGGTTAGTAAATTTACCACTATCAAAAACCATTTTAGTAGCATCAGCTAAATTATAATCAGCTCCTCTAAAATAACCAAATAAATCTCCAACAGTTTCTCCTTCTCCTAAAGATGTTAAAAATCTTTCTGTTACTTTATTAAATTCTTCATCTTTTCTTAAATCAGTAAGAGTGTATTTTTGTTGAGGAACATAACTAGACACAGTAAATGCGTTAGTATTTTGTTTGTATTTACTAAGGTCTCCAAATGTAGTAGGCATGTAGGTTAATCCTTATTTATAAGTTACTGATGGAACCCATTTTAAAGTAGTTCTACCTTGGGCATCTTTTATTTCTTTAACTACAAATGAAACTGTAAAGTCTTCATCGTCTACATTATATTCTTTACCAACTTTATCAGGTCTTAAAGTTTGTTTATTTCCTTCATCATCTTTATACTTTCTGTTTTGTAAATATTTATATTGATTTAAATTTTGAGCATGAATATTAGCATTATCTGGTATGATTGGTAAATTCTCTACATCTGGATTAACATATTCAATGCCATGAGTAGGAGTTTGAGTAGTAAATTGTCTTGCAATCCAACCTCTATTATAATCTTCTTTAGAACCTCCGGCTCCTATAGAAACTCCTTCTAATTGCATATCCATTGCAGTTTTTAAAGCTTCTATATCATCCATATCATATTTGTTCATAAGATGTGTTTTAGCTCTTATAACATTACTAACATAAACACTAGATAAACCTGTAGCATCCGTACCATCTGTACCAAAGTTACCATCTATCATAGAAAGTTTTTTACTAACATCAGTTTCTTGACCTATTATTGAATTAATTTGAGAAACAACTTCTAATCTATTTTCTTTGTTTCTTATTTCTTCTACGGCATTTATTTCATCTCTAGTTATACCCATACCTAAATCATATAAATCTCTTTCTTTAACTGTTAAGAAATCTGTTGGGTCCATATCAGGAGCATCTTCTCTGATACGTTCTACTTTAACAAATGTAGAAACAAAATCTGATAAATTATTTTCTTGTATTTCATCAAGTTCTTTTATTTTACTAACTGTTAAACCTTTTCTATACGCAGAAATAATATTATCTTCTAATTCTTGTGCTTCTTTTGAGCCTTCCATTATATCTTTAAATTGTGCATCTTCTATATATTTTAAAATAGCTTCATTATCTTTAGTTAATTTCATACTTTTTGTTTCATATAAAAAACTATCTTTTTTTACTTCTTCTTCACCTTTTTGAACTTCTCTATTTATTAATTCTTCTTTACCTTTAACTGTATCAAAATAAGGTATTTTTTCATCTTGTAATTTTCTTTTAGTTTCAGCTTTTTCTAATTCAATTAATAAATTAGCTTTTTTTTCTTCTCCTGTACCAAAAACTTTATTAAAAGCAGCTCTAACTAATCCTTTTTTAGTTGGGTCATCTTCAACAGCAGCTAATGCAGCTTTGTATGCTTCTTTCTTCTAAAACATCCATAGCACTATTATAACTATCAGAACTTAAATTAGACCTACTAATATTAGAATAAGGATTAACTCCTAATTTAGCTTGTAATTCTGTATCATTATTAAAAAATTCTATAGCTTTTTTTTCTATATATGCATCAGGGTTTTCTTTATAACTTAAAAATTCATTTCTTTCTTTATTTTTACTAATAAAAATATCTTTATTATTTTCAAATATATCAGAATACTTTTCATTAGTTTCATTGATAGAATCTATAACACCTTGTTTTTGATTACGTTGTAGTACACCTAAACTTTCTAATACAGCAGAAGCTACCAAAGCTCTCTTAGCTTGTTTCTTATCTTCTTTATCTCTTCTAGCTAGTAAAGCACCAGCAACTTGACCAAACTCTGAACCAGATAAATAATCTGAACCACTTACTATTGGTTTAAATTGACTTTCAAATTCTTGTGCCATTATGCTTCTCCTTTAGTTAATAAACTTCTAATCTCTGGACCTTGTTCTTTTACCTTATCTAATATATTTCTAGGTACTACATTTTCATCTACTGTTGGTTTTAATTTTTTTGTAGTTTGATTTTTAATGTCAGAAACAGCAGTTCTAAATTCATTAATTTTATTAGTCATTTCTTCAGCTTCATCTTCCTCATCAAACTCATCTAAATCATTACCTTCAATATTATATTTAATGTTTGCTTCTTCACCTATAGCCATAATAGTATACATAACAGGTTCTGCTAGTAACATCATATTATCAACACTAATATCTCCTTCAGTAAACTTAGCATATAATATAGCACTACCTATATCACCTACTGCAGCACCATTAGCTAAAGCATTTACAATATTCTTTACAGCTTCTGGTTGCATTATCTCAGCTACAATAACATCTAAAGCTTCACGAGGATTAGTAAGTGTTGGAGGACTTTCCCAAGGATATGCACTCTCAGGACTATTAGTTAAACTTTGTCCCGGAATAGGTCTACCTTGTCCTGATAAATTAGTAAGCTCATCTAAACCTTTTTGACTAAATCTAGCTTCACCTCTTATCTTAGTACCTTTATCAGGTGCAATATCTTCTATATCAAATCCAGCATCTAAACCATCAAGAACTGCTAGACCTGCAGCCTCACTTATGTTATCAGATATTATAGGTCTTACTTGTCTATTTGGTTTTCCCATTATGCTACTCCTACTGTTTCTTGACTATATAACTGTGAACCATACATACTACTTGGGTCAGCATTACCATATAAAGCTTGATTATAAATATCACTTACATTAATATTATTTTCAGAAGCATATATTCTTAGTGGGTCAAAAGCACCGGCTCTTTCTTGACCACCTGCACCTACTGATGTTCCAGTTGGGTCAGTCTCAGTAATTTTAGCCATAATTGCTCCTGTTGCTACATTTGTTGCTACGCTAGTTCCTACAGTTCTACCAAATTCACGAAGTCCTGTTAGTCCTGTTGATTGTGAACCTTTTACAGTAGTTCCTACTATAGCATCAGAAGTAGTTCCTCTAGCAGCATCTACATCTGCCATAGTAAATGTACCTACTCCTCCTTGTGTATCTACATATGTTTGGGCTGCTCCTTGTAAAGCTGAAGAACCTTCTGCTGTTAATTGTGCAATATCTGATTCACTCATACCAGTCCTAGATAAAATATTTTTAGCTTGTTCATCACTTGTTACAAATCCTTTTGGACTTCCAAATAATCCTTTTTCAACTCCAGTATCTGTTACAGATTTAGTTAAACCTGTAAAATCTGTAACTCCTCTTGCAATATTACCTGCACTACTACCAACAGAAGCAAAAGGTTTAGCAGCAGTTTTTGTAAGAAAATTACCTGCTTGTGTAAAAAATTTAGCAGCTCCTGATTTACCAGCAGCACTACCAAATAGTGCACCACTACTTATAGTATTACTAGCATTCATTAACCAACCACCAAATCCAGTAGCAGTTCCTCCAGTAAATGCTCCAATAGCAGCACCTCCCGTGACTATGGCAGCTCCAGCAATAGCAATAGCTTTAAGAATTTTACTAGAGCCAATTTTCTTGACTACTTTCTTAACTCCTTTAACTACTTTCTTAACTACCTTTTTTACTTTGCTAGTAATCTTTTTAAAAGCTTTCTTTAATTTTTTAAATAATCCCATAATCTATACCTTAACTTCCTGTTCCACCAGTTAATAATGTTATTAATGATTTAATAGCAGTTAGACCAGAACCATACTTAGAAGGGTCTGAAGCTAACGCTGTGTTTACTAATGCTGATATTCTATTCTTTTCATTTTCACTTGACCTAAAATCATAATCAGCTTGGTCTCTTAATTCTTGCCATAAGAATGATTGTGCTGTTTGTGACATAGCAAAAGCATTCTGTGCATTTTGTGCATTAATTTGATTTTGCATTGCAGTATTAGCAGTATTAACTTGTCTTCTCCATTGAGTATTAGATTGTTCTACTACTGCTTGGTTCTGTGCATTCCATTGATTTCTTGCAAAATCTTGATTAGAATTAAATTGGTCTATCTGTGTTGCTAACTGTGTATTAAACTTTTCAACATCAGCAGCTCTATTAGCATCTCTAGCTGCTGCTGCATTAGTTTGTGTAGCATTAAACTGCTCCATTGAATTTAATTGAGTAGTATTATACTGTTCCATTTGAGCAGATAGACTCATCATAAACTGGTCTCGTTGTTGTTCATTAGTAGCATTAAATTGTCTTGATGCATTTTCAGCAGCTTCAGCAGATAATATTCTTTGCTGTTCTTGCTGTGCTCTCATCATATTAGCTTGTTGCTCATTATTCATGTTAGCCATATCCATAGTTAAAAAGTTTTTAGCATTTTGTACAGCTAATCTTTCTCTTGTTCCTAAGTTTGCTAAATCCATTGAAGCCATAGCTGTAGCATTCTGCATAATAGCTTGTTGTTCTGCATTCATATCTGTAAGAGCTACAGTTTGCATAAACTTACTATTAGCTAATTCAACTTGTTGAGCTGCTGAAAACTTAGCCATATCCATATTAGCCTTAGTTGTAGCATTTTGTATAGCTGATTGTTGGTCAACATTAAGTTGAGCTAATCCCATTTGATTAGCTAACTGTGCTTGGAGCTGATTAGTCTGTAAAGTTTTATTAAGATTTGCAAGTTCTGTTTTTTCAGCATTACTTAATAATTCACTAGCAGCTAAATTACGAGAAGATAAATTAGCTAATCTCATTTGTTGTTCATTACTTAAATTAGCAAGTTCCATCTGCTGTTTAAATCCTTCATTTTTAGCAAGAAAATCAGCAGCAGTTTGCATTTCTAATATACGTTTTTGATTAACTGCAGCTTGATTAGCTCCTTCAACTTGTGCTTCTATTTGAAGCTCTGCCATATTTAGTTGTTGCTCATTACCAAGTTCTTGCATATTTACTTGTTGTTGATTTTGAGAACGTACTAAAGCAGCTTGTTGTTCATTTTGTAAGTTAGCTAGTCTTGTTTGCTGTTGTTGTTCAGCAGTTGTCATCACAGCTTGTTGGTCAAACTGACTTTGCATAACTCTCATCTGTTGAGACATTTGAGCTGT